TAGTTGTTCAATTATTACTTGAGCCTTTGTTCTCTTCTTTGGCTTAGTTGTATTTACAATCTTTTTAAGTTTTTCAATATCTGTCGGTTCCGCAGATACAAGTGATGTTAATATTGTCAGGTCCAATGTCAATGCATCGCTACTTTCTGGGTTTACTTTTAGTACACCAATACTAACAAGTAAAGCATCAATTTCTTTTTGTTCTTCGATGGATAATGTTGTTCTCTTTGTGATATAACTTCTAACTACTTTAAAACAATTATCGGCTACCTTATCTTTACGAACAGCTTTTTCATTTATGTTAAGCAATTCACTAATATAGATTGCAGGGTGCAGCCCAAGAATTTCAGCAAGTTTTATATTAAAGTTAACATAATTATCCATACTGAGAAGGTCAACTAACAAATAACTAATCCTCTCTTTTCAGAATATTTCTTAACTTGTATATGTAATTCTCAATTGACTGTTTTAATTTTTGGTCACTCATATTGTAAATGAACGAAAATGATTTTTCAACTTGCTGTGGGTCGAATCCATAATTTTTTGCAAAAATCTTATAATAATCAACAGGCAATGTTCTAATTGACCTCTTGATTACTAATATCAAACTCTTTGTATCAGTAACTTTGTCTAACGAAATATCGTGAACAATTACGTCCACAATCAATGCAAATAGATATTGTTGTTTATTGAATGCTTCTTCAATCAAATATGTATATCCGTCTTGATTTAAATCAACTGTTAATTCTCGAGGTAGATAGGAATCTTTAAACTCTTCAGACAATGCTTCTAAACTACTTGTATTATGATTTATTTTTCTTTTATGTCTATTGGACGCTTGAAACCAGTTTGCTCTACTACATTTGATACATGTGTTCAGAACTTTTTCAATTGCTTTAGGGTCTTGATAGACTCCACTTTTTGGGTCCTGCCACGGTTTATATGTTATTGCATATAACAAAGAATCCATAAACCAATCATATGCTTCTTTTTCATCGTACAACCCATAATCTTTATATAGCATCTTTTCGATAATATTCCAGTATCTTAGAATCAATGCCGACAAATAAGCATCAGAATTGGGCCCTTTTTCAAGATATTTTTCTGCTAACTCAATTTGAGATATTTTTTTATAATCGGGTATAACACTTGCAGATTGTTGAAACACCTCTCTATACTCTTTTATCAACTAATCACCTAAATTAAAAATCCTTATATGTAAAACTTAATAATAACATATTAACAGTAATATTATTATCAATTATATTATAAATAATATAATATAAAAATACAACTAAATCAATAGAAAAACAAAAAAAAATAAGTCGCATTTGCGGCTTATTTTAAATCTAATATCATCTGATGTAACCGTTCAGACATTCCCGGCGAACACTTGTTGTCAATTATCCAATCACCCAGTAACGCTTTATCTCTGACTATCTCTTGTGTTCTTAAATCAAAGGTATCGTTGCACCATAGATAGTAGATAAACACTGGGTCTTTACTACCAATACGATGTATTCTATCCTCCGCTTGTTCTGCTTGTCCATCGGTCCAAGGTGAATCAATGAATATAGCATAACTTGCGGCTGTTAATGTTACACCGGTTCCCATCTTTTGATGTGTACAAAGCATAACTTTGTTAAAATCTGATGATTGAAAAGTATCAATGTTTTTAGATATTACATCATCGGGGACATCGCCATGACAAAGCAAAGGATTATATTGCTGTAACCTTTGTTCTAGCTCATTCAATGTTTGCTTAAATGTAGAAAAAACAACAACTTTGTTTCCATTTCCAGTTATCTCTTCAATCAATTCACAGCATCTATCCATCTTTGCAGACGGAATATTTTCTGTTGTTAATATTGATGGACAAGCAGTTGCCTGTCTTAATCGTCCCACCATTGCGAGTAGATTTGCTGTTGAAATATGAACTTTATCCACTTCATCAAGAACACCATCAACAATATTTTGATAAAATTGTGCTTGTCTATCGGACATATCAAGATATTCATCAATGATTGTTTTTGGTGGCAAATCAAGCAAATCTTTCGTTCTGCGCAGTGAGCAAGTATTTATCTGCTCTTTTAAAACATCAATGTTTTTATACCCGATAAAATCATTACCAAAAGGACCACCATACTGACAATACTGATATCTGAAATTAGTATATGGAGCTCGTTCATTTTCAGTCCACTTTAGAGGAATGTATGCATCAAGTGGATTATTCAAGAGCAATGTTCCTGTTAAACCAACTTTGTATTTTGCGTTGTTTAACTTCAGTAAATTTTTTCCTTGTTGAGATTGATGCGACTTACAAGTGTGTATCTCATCCACCACAATCATATCAAATTTATTCTTGCCTTGCTTTAGCGCTGCAACGATTTCATCATCTCGTAAGGTTTCTATATTAGTAATAACAAAAAACTCTTTTATCTTATGTTTTAATTGAGCTAACCGCTGAGATACGCCTTCATAAACAACTTTACCTTTCTTGTTTACTCTTTCTCCAAGTATCGTGCAGGATAAGTTTGAATGTTTTTGTATTTCCTTTTTCCAGTTTGTTTTTAATGTGTTTATACCACATAGTATCAAACAATGTTCAATGTTATCACGTTTTTTTAACTCTTGAGCAAGATAGATTAACTGTAGGGTTTTTCCAAGGCCGGGTGCATCAAGAAGTAACCACTTATCATGATTTAAACCATATTGTATGCCCTCATACTGATAATCATAGGGTGTTGTTTTATAATTACTTAGTTTAAATACTTTATCTTCTAGTCGTTTCTTGTGCTGAGGATAAAACTCAATATCATCAAATTGATTAACACCATTTATGAACTTTGCAAGCCTTGTTGTAGGTATCTCCCACACCGAAGTTTTCTTATCAAAATATGCAGGAGTACAAGTTTTAATAACTGCAACAATTTCCTTACAGTAGTCAAAAGTAACAAACAAAGAAGATAGTCCAGGTATCTTCTTTGGTGTCAATTCTTTTATTTTTATCATTAGTACTCAACCAGTGTAAATTTTGGACCCATTTCTGAAGAATAATCATTCATGATATCGAATCTTGCATCAACATTACTTCTGAAAGAAATATCAGCAACAACTCCAAATACTGTGTTACATGAATCACAACAATATCTTTCATTTAGGTCCATATCTGTTCCAATAAAATCTTCAATTTTTCCATCAGCATTTCTTTTAATAACTGAAGGAGCTCCTAAAAGATTTTTTGGTATGAAAATTTCCGCGGGCATGTATTCTCTGCCACATTTAGGACAAGTGATAACATTTAATTTTCTACTCATATTAACCTCTATACATTCTTAGATTTATAATAATATATACAATTGTCTCTTAGTGCTTACCATCAATTCTGCTGATGGTAACATCCAGACTTTTTGAATTTAATTTCATATAACTGTTATTTGCAATCGTTGATTTCAAATTTCCATCAGAATCAATCCAACAATCTGCAATCTTTAACTTATGTCTACCTTCTGTGTCAAGTGCAGTTGCTCCGGTACAGAACACAAGCCCTTCATAGAAATTATTAACATCTTGACCAAGAATTTCTTTTGCAACTGAGTCAATATCAATATAAGCCCAAACTTCAAATCCATTATTAACTTCATCTTGACTTAACTTCTGCTGATTGAAAATATCAACAGAACCAGTTGACTCGTTCCAGATATTAAAATAATAACCATAAAGATTAAATACAAGAGGTGCATTTATACTAAATGTTATCTTAAGTAAATCCTCAGCGCCATCAAGAACAGTCTTTGAAGAATCATTGTTTAATATAAATAAGTCCTGTGTTGCATCTGTTCCTGCTTCGGGTAGGATAATAAAACCTTCAGTATCTACCAACTGCCTAATAATATTTGCAACATTATTTTCATAGAATAAGCGTGCACTTCTATCAGACGGCCTATTTTTTGCAAGTGGGAATACACTAATTGCATCTTTGTTAATATATGACATAATAATCTCCTTAAACTGTTGTGAATATCATTTTCCATTCAATTAGTGCATCAGTTGCATCTGTAATTGAATTCCACAATGTTTGGAAGTCACCTTCTGTGATTTCCGCAAGGACTCGTTTCTCATCATCAAGTATAACAAGTCTAGGGCTATACAATGTGGTAATATACTGTTTATCTTCATATGTTAAAGTTGCATTTAGAAGAACTCTTCCTTCATTTTCTTCAGCATCGGCAGCTTCTCCATAAACAATACCTGTA